CCTGAAGTGAAGGTTAACAGCTCGAACTTTGTGTTCGAGGGCTGTCTTCTTCTCATCATCAGCTCCCGAGAATGAGTACACAGCGTGCAGCATTTCCGGGTTGAAGTTTGACTCTGGTTGACACAAAACACACATTGCTCTGAACGTTGTGTGAGGGTCAGATAGCTTGAAAGCACTCTTCAAATTATCCTTCAACAGTCTGAGCTCTCTCGACTCAAGTGTCCCTTCGAAGATCCTATGAGCTAGCGAGACTGAGGTAACCTTCTCAATCTTGAGATGCATAGAGTATGAGCTCCTCACATTGGTTTGGTCCATGATGACTGGATACTTCTTTTCCTCTTTAGCATCACCTGTCGATCCGGGTTCACTTGAAACATCTGACGCATCCTCTCTAGCATCAGCATAAACATCGTCCATGTTCACACTACTGAAGTCTCTAAAGAGGACCTTTTGATCGGATGATGCAGACAACTCAGGAAGATCCTTCGTCTCTTGGATAACATCCATATCAACGAACTCTTCCTTGAATCTCATCGATGTCGTTGAGAATCCTTCAATTAACGATTTGCACCAAGTAACGTGGTTGCGCATTGAAGATTTGAGCTCGTTGATCTCATATCGTCGACCTTCAATAAGTACCCACTTGCTCTTTGGGGCAGACTCTGACATCTGCCTATAGTCACTCGATGGATTGTTGGGCTCGGTGTCTTTCATTGATGGTAAAAGCTTCTCTTTGAACTCGATGTCCAGCTCACCTGTCTCAGAAAACACTGCTCGCCATAGCCAACACAGTGCTGCGACGTGAGAAACAATGTCTTCTTCTGGCATTTGACGCCCCATGTTCCAGTCGATGAACATTGAGGATAACGGCGTCCGAGCTTTGATCCAGGACGGCTCACTCACTAACTCCCTAACATTCAAAGACGTGAAGGGTGTGAAAGTTAATAAACTCACTTCATTGATCATCAACTTGAGAGATGCTTTCCCATTGTGTCGTCTATAAGATATCTTTGTCATCGCAATGGTTGAGTCGACTTTAGACTCAAGTTGAGGGTCAATTTGGAAAAAACAGTAGTCATCTTTTATCTCACTAAACGTTGAGATGTATTTGCGTCTCTTCTGTGAAACAACATACGCCCACATTTTAGCTCTCACCTTTGACGGGTCAGCTTTGAATTTACATTTATGGAAGATCTCTCGATGGATTGCATTTGACAGCTCATCTGCCTCTTCGTTACTTCTCACCTTGATGGAAAGCACAGTCATATCTTTGAGAGTTGCTTGAGCAAACATGCCATATGCGTGGACTTCCATTATTCCCTCTCCTTGGTATTCGGGACCTTTCTCACCCATAACAACATCTTGAGGAGAAGGGAAGAAAGAGAAGGTTATTGAAGGGTGGCACTTCATACGTGTCAAGCCGTCAACTCTCCCCGGGTCTTGGAAAGAGTCAATAATCATCGCCAAAGAGAATTGACTCTTAGTCATTTGAGTCGCCTTTGTTTTGAACTCTCCAATAGTGGCACCCCTAAAAGGATTCGGTGCTGAGCGCAGCATTGATTCCACGGCGTGTCTCGAAGCTCCAGGCATAAGCGGAGGTCCATTCAGAGCGAGGAATAGGTCCCTTTGTAGTTGCTCAAGCTCAGGGAGTGAATTGTAGATTCTTCCCGAGCGCGGCAAGTAAACATACTTTCTGCAGAAACCGAACTTCATCGCAACAACTGACTGGAGAACGAAGTCCACAGTGTTGACTCTTGGTATGAAGAACACAAACTCTCTCTTTGATGGGGTTAAATTCGATAGCTTTTTTAGCATTGTTATTTTGGAGTCATATGGGCATGCCTGGAAAGACTCTTCAAGAGTCTCTCTCAGCCACGGTATATTCTTCTGCGCATCGGACCACAAAAGGGCAATTGTTGCTCGATTCTTTGTTCTTATGCCTTTCCACTTCTGCAAGCAGAGATCAATGTAGGAGATCTTGAGAACAGTGTCATCCTCCGTCAGCTTAACGGTCGTCCTTTTCAAACCATAAGACTCAGAGAGTGGTCTCTTTGCACAGTCTCCCGTCTGGAACATCTCTGCTTCGACCTTCACGAATAGGTGTTTTGATGGAAATTCAACTTCTGCCCAAGAGTTCTCTCTTTGTTGAATCTCTTCGGGTGACCAACTCTCGAGCATTTTCCCCATTTCATCGGGGAAATTTAGCAGTACTCGAAGCCACGAGTGTTTTTCCACGCGGGGCTTCTTTTTGAACCCCATTGCTTTCTTTGTGACGCACCTTGTCTGGCAAACCCATGCTCCCATTGCATAGGCTCTCGTGTGGTCCCCGTGTTCCATTGCCAGTGCAGCGCTCGGCGATGAGATCTTCGACAACATCTTCAACTTGGCGCACTCGAGATCTGTGGATTTCCATAGAGCAACTTCTATGGCCCTCTCTTCTGCTTTTTGCTGCCAGTCGCTAATGCCTGCAGACTCGAGGCATGCAGCGTACGCCAATTTCTGCCTCTTCGAGAATCTTTGAGTGATGTAAAAGCAAATACTTGCCGAGAACTCGTCATTCTCATCACTTTGAATATTCTCTAAGCAGATAGAAGCTTCTCTGTACGCTTTGTCGTGTCTGTGAGCCATAAAGCTGGCAAACTCAAATCCATACAAGCCGCAAACCACTTCTGGCTGATACAGGAAATACCCAAGTGCTGGGTGCCTCAGCTCTTCTAACTGCTCAGAGCATCGAGAAAATAGCCTGTTCACGTCCATCCCGAGAGACATGTAGTGGAGTCGCGCTTGGAGTTCCTGTATGATGGCACAAGCTTTCTGTGTTATGCCGTGTTTAGTACAGTCTTTTAAAGCATTGGCGAACTGTTCTTGCTTCTCAGTTAGCACTGTCGAGCTCTTGAGTTTACTTGCGGCGTAAACAAACTTGAACTGTAGAAAAGCGATGCTGTTTCCCGAGTACCACATTCGATTGAACTCTTCGACTCCATAGAAGATGCAACGAGAGGACTTGGGCTCTGAGCTCTTCGCACAGAAGTACTTGTCACACGTCCTGTCAACCCAGCTGAGGAGCAGCAAGAAGTCCGTCAGCTTGGCCGTCATCTTCTCGCCGTACCTCTTCCTGTTGCAGCAAACAGAAAAGGTGGTTGATGAGTCGTCTGAGCTCACCTTGGGAGTTTCGATTAGAACGATCCTTAAGAATGGATCCTTGAATTCTTCCCGCAGATCTTTCTCAAGTCTGGCTCTCAGAATTTCGTGCAAATAATATTGGAACTCCACCTGAGTCAAATGACCTGCAGAGCTGATGTGGTGAAGAATCCCCTGCATCATATTGCTCTCGTTTCTGCAGAGAATGCCTCCAGGCCACATAACGAATTTGGGTCGAGCGATGCCATTGAACTCTCTGGTCATTCGATTCGCGTATGGTCGTGAGATAGATTCCCAATCCTCATCCGCCTTTGTCATCGCTTTCGTCATCGACTCCATAAGGTCGTGACTCATCTGTATCCTTTTCATTGCGACGCAGTTGAGTCCTCTGCAGAACACACCGACTAGCCATGGCGGCAAATATTGAGACATAAACGCAGCGAAGTATGCCATAATGAATCCCTGGCACCACCGTGTTTTGTCCAAAGTGTCACTCATATCGACACGAGTGCCACCGTCTTTCGCACTCGTATCCTTCTTTGACAATCCCTGCACACTAAAGTCGGGTTCGACGCTCTTGGCGACGTGCTTCCCATACATATGTACTTTCTCTTTGCCCTTCGTCAGCATCTCTTCTTCCGACCAGTCGCAGACAACCTTTGCGCACTCTTCCATAAAGCGTATCATCACTCTGCTTCTCGGATCGAGAATGAAGATTTCTCTGACTCCACCGAGTTGATTCTTCTTGAAGAGATTCGTGAGAACG